AGGATAATGGGTTGACCACATATCCTCACGTATGGTGAGTGTCCTGTTCCTAAAGACCACATGGAGGTTCGACTCCTCCCCCTACAGCTTAATTATTTAAAACAAGTTTATGAAAAAACTATTTATGTTAACTATCATCCTGTTTATAATAGCAGGAGTTTCTTATTCTCAAGATACAGTGAGAATCAAACACACAAACTACACTACAGTGTTTAGTAAGTCTAAATATTATCCTGTGTTAGTAGAATGGTATGTCACTAAAGCTAAAGTAAGTTGTGCAAATCAATTAGCTCGTAAAGATCAATTTGCACCAGATCCTTTATTAAAAGCTGAAACAGATATAGTTAAAGACTATATAGGATCGGGTACAGATAGAGGTCATATGTGTCCAGCTGCAGAGAATCAATGTCAAGGAGAGACAGTACAAGCAGAATGCTTTTATATGTCTAATATGGCAGCACAATATCATAGTTTAAATGCAGGAGATTGGAAGGCTTTAGAGGTAGTAGAAAGAGCAGTGGCTTTACAAAAAGATTCAGTGCATGTATGGGCAGGATCAATAGGAGTAGCTAAACGTATTGGTAAGGTGGCAGTACCTAAACAATGTTGGAAAGTTATTTATATCTTTAAAGATAAAGAGTATTTAGCTTATGTATTTGATAATACACCTAATAAACCAACAGGGTTACTTTCACATGAAGTAACTTTAGATTATGTAGAAAGATTAACTGGTTTTAAATTCAAATAAGTATGAAACAAGAAGTATACACTGATTTAGAGATAAAAGAGTTTGCTGCTCTAGAAGAAAAGCTAACTCCAGAGCATCATAAGCTTAATGATTATGTGTTTCATTTTAATCCTTATACACAGTTTTGGAATGCTATTCCTAGAGATGTATATAATGAATACTGGAGTAAACATGATCATCCTAGTGTAATAAAGAGTAGGGATATATTTACCCTATTAGAAAAAGTCAACAAGCCCTAATGTTTTTTAAAGATATACCAACATATGAGAATGGAGCTTGGACTACAACCTCGTTTCATTCTAGAGAAGCTTTTAGAGATTTTCTTCTGTCAATCTTTAAAGAACCAGGAGAGTATTACTTTACAGAAGCTACAAGAATATTTAATGAAGAAGGAAGGAAGTTCCAGAAGCAGGGATATTATTGTGCAGCTCCTGTAAAAACAAAAGACTTCATAGCATATTGGGATGATCAAAAAGTAAAGTGCCGTAAAGGGGTTATTATAAAAGATGGAGATCATTCTTGGTGGGTATCTAGAGACTATTATATGTGGCTTAACTTTCTTCCTATTTATGATAAGGAAGAAAAGCGTTTTGACTTTGCTAAGGTGAGAGATGCCCAATATCATATGGCTCTATATGAGCATTTAGCTGAGTTACATTATGAGCATGCTGTTATATTAAAAAAGCGTCAGATAGCTTCTTCATATTTTCATATGGCTAAGCTTATCAATCAATATTGGTTTGAAGAAGGAGCTGTATTAAAGATAGGAGCTAGTCTTAAAGATTATATCAATGAGAAAGGATCTTGGAAGTTTTTAGATGAATATAAGAACTTCTTAAATGAGCACACTGCTTGGTATCGTCCAGCTGAACCAGATAAGGTAGGGTCATGGCAACAACAGATTAAAGTGAGACAAGGAGGTAGAGATACTTATAGAGGATTAAAGTCCACTATAAATACTTACTCTTTTGAAAAGAACCCAACAAATGGTGTCGGTGGTCCTGTAACTTATTTCTTTCATGAGGAGGCGGGTATCGCACCTAAGATGAATGACACTTATGGATTCATGAAGCCAGCATTAAAATCTGGTCATATGATTACTGGTCAGTTTATTGCTGCAGGATCTGTCGGTGACTTAGATCAATGTGAACCACTAAAACTATTTATAGAGAAACCAAGAGAGAATGGATTCTATGGTGTAAAGAGTAACTTAATAGATAGTAATGGTACAATAGGTATCACTGGATTATTTATTCCAGAACAATGGTCAATGCCTCCTTATATAGATGAGTATGGTAACTCTCTTGTAAAAGAAGCACTTGATGCTTTAGAAGAAGAGTTTGATAGACTTAAAAGAGACTTAGAACCGGCAGCTTATCAATTAGAGATATCTCAGCATCCTAGAAATATTGAAGAAGCTTTTGCTACAAGAAAGCTTTCTGTATTTGCTCCTCACTTAATTGCTAAGCAAGAACAGCGTATACAAGATAAAGAATACTCAGTGGAGTATTTAGAGCTTTCTAGAAATGCTGATGGTAAGATAGTTGATAAGCCATCTAGAAAGATTCCTATTATGGAGTTTCCCATATCTAAAAAGACAGAAGATAAAGAAGGAGTTATATGTGTTTATGAAAGACCTATAAAAGATCCTCAGTTTGGTATGTATTATGCTTCTGTCGATCCTGTAGGAGAAGGTAAAACTAACACCTCAGAGTCTTTATGTGCTATTTATGTATATAAGAATCCAATAGAAGTAATTAAAGATGGCGGTGATGGCAAAGTGGAGAGCTCAATAGAAAGAGATAGAATTGTGGCTAGCTGGTGTGGCAGATTTGATGATATTAATAAAACCCATGAAAGATTAGAACTAATCATAGAATGGTATAATGCTTGGACAGTTGTCGAGAATAACATAGCTTTGTTCATACAATATATGATTAGTAGAAAGAAACAGAAATACCTAGTTCCTAAGGATATGATATTATTCTTAAAAGACATTGGGGCTAATCGTAATGTGTTCCAAGAGTATGGCTGGAAAAACGTAGGTACTTTATTTAAAGGAACTATTTTATCTTACGCCATAGAGTTCCTTAAAGAAGAGCTTGACAAAGAAACCTTACCAGATGGAACTATTGTTAAAACTATTTATGGAGTGGAGCGTATCCCAGATCCAATGTTACTAAAAGAGATGAAAGCTTATCGAGATGGAGTGAACGTGGATAGACTCGTAGCTTTCGCTGCTTTAGTAGCTTTTGCCAAGGTACAACAATCTAATAGAGGCTTGACTAAACGTGTAGAAGTTACCAAAACTAATTTGGATAACTCCCAAAAATTTAGTAGATTAAATATGAGCCCCTTTAGACATATTGGAGGCTCTAGAGGCAATTCTGGGTCTATGAGACCTCCTAGGAATCCCTTTAAAAATGTAAGATAATTAATTATGGAGAATAACACTGAGTTACATACACAGAAGATTGCCATCCTTAGCAGACTTATAAAGGAGAGTTCTCTTACTTTAGAAGAAGCTTTATTACTTTTAAAAGAAGAGGAAGTTGTTGAAAATCAAACAGTTATAACAACTACACCTTCTTTTAACCCTTTAAAAGTAAGTACTAGTCCTTACTGGCATGGAAGTGGTACTACTACCACTACCGGTACATTCCCTTCTTTTATTGGTACGTCTATAAACACACAGGGTTCTACACGTACATTTACTACTACATCTAATACTAATACGCAACATGCAGATCTATAACGCCCTCGACCTTAAAAATGGTAAAAAGGCCGAATATAACAAGATGGGAACGCTTACGCAGCCCATCCAATTCTTACCTGAAAAGGAAAAGGATGATGAGTGGCGTGCATGGAACTTAGACTGGTTAGAGTTTCAAGGTATGAAGATGCTTAGACGTAATGCTAGGCGTTTAATGAAGAACTATAAACTAGCTAAAGGTATTATTGATAAGCAAGATTATATTGTTCAGGAAGATAATGATATGGCTGATTTGATTGATACTTTAACAAAAGAAGATCAATCAGCTTTAGAGCTTAAGTTCTATCCTATTATCCCTAACGTAGTTAATGTATTATGTAATGAGTTCTCTAAAAGGAGCTCAAGAATCATGTTTAGAGCTGTAGATGATATCTCTTATAATGAGATGTTAGATGCTAAGCGTGAGATGCTTGAAGAAGTTTTATTGCAAGATGCACAAAGAAAGCAGTTGCAAAAGATGGTAGAGCAAGGTATGCAGGTAGATGATGAGCAAATGAAACAAGCTTTGTCTCCTGAAAACTTAAAGACTCTTCCTGAAATAGAGCAGTTTTTTAGAAAAGATTATCGTTCTATTATAGAAGAGTGGTCTACTCATCAATATGAAGTGGATGAGGAACGCTTTAAAATGCAAGAGTTAGAAGAGCGTGGCTTTAGAGATATGCTTATTACAGATCGTGAGTTCTGGCATTTCCGTATGGATGAAGATGATTATGAAGTGGAGTTATGGAATCCATTATTAACTTTCTATCATAAGAGTCCAGATATTCGTTATATCTCTCAGGGTAATTGGGTGGGTAAAATGGATATGATGTCTGTATCAGATGTAATTGATAAGTATGGTTGGATGATGAACCAACAACAGCTTGAAGCTTTAGAGGTTATCTATCCTGTAAGATCAGCTGGTTATCCTATACAAGGATACCAAAATGATGGTACTTATTATGACCCAACTCGTTCTCATGAATGGAATACACAAGCTCCATCTTTACAATACCGTCAGTTTACAAGTCTTTATGACTCTAAAATGGGTACAGGAGATATTGTAGAATGGATATTATCTGACTCTGAAGACTTACAAGACTTTGGTAAGAGTCATATGTTACGTGTGTCTACTATTTATTGGAAGAGTCAACGTAAGGTGGGGCACTTAACAAAGATCACTGAAGAAGGCGAATTAACTCAAGATATTGTATCTGAAGATTATAAAATCTCAGATAAACCTATATATGATACTACCGTTTATAAACAAAAGACAAAAGATAACCTATTAATGGGTGAACATATCGATTGGATTTGGATTAATGACGTGTGGGGTGGTATCAAGATTGGACCTAACCGTCCTAGCTTCTGGGGTATGAATAATCCTGGAGGTATCAATCCAATTTATTTAGGTATGAATGGTGGCCGTCCTGGTCGCTTACCTTTCCAATTTAAAGGAGATAATAGTCTTTATGGCTGTAAACTTCCAGTAGAAGGATCTGTATTTGGAGATAGAAACACTACAAGTGTATCAATGGTGGATTTAATGAAACCATTCCAAATAGGATACAACATAGTTAATAATCAGATAGCTGACATCTTGGTTGATGAGCTAGGTACGGTTATTATGTTAGACCAGAACGCTTTACCACGTCACTCATTGGGAGAAGACTGGGGTAAAAATAATCTGGCTAAAGCCTATGTTGCAATGAAGAACTTCCAGATGTTACCTTTAGATACATCTATTACAAACACTGAGAATGCTCTTAACTTCCAACACTATCAAGTATTAAACTTAGAACAGACTCAGCGTTTACTTTCTCGTATTAAACTTGCTGANTANTTNAAGAATGAAGCATTTGCTACTATTGGTCTTAATCCTCAACGTATGGGTGAAGAGATAGCTAAGCAAGATACAGCTACAGGTATTGAAACAGCAATGAATGCATCTTATGCACAAACAGAACAATACTTTATACAACACTGTGATAACTTAATGCCTCGTGTACATCAGATGCGTACAGATTTAGCACAGTTCTATCATTCTAAAAATCCTAGTCTTCGTTTACAATATATTACATCTACAGATGAAAAAGTAAACTTCCAGATAAATGGTACAGATTTATTAATGAGAGATCTAAATATATTCTGTACAACAAAAACTAATTCTCGTACTGTAATGGAACAGCTTAAGAAGTTAGCTTTAAGTAATAATACTTCAGGAGCTTCTATTTATGACTTAGGTGGTATTATTAAAGCTGAGTCTATGGCTGAGCTTACAAATGTTCTTAAAGGAGTTGAAGAAAAAACTTCTGCTGCTAAGAAAGCTGATCAACAACATCAGCAACAAATGCAACAAGAGTTATTGGCTTCTCAAGAGAAACAAAAACAAATGGATCTTCAGTTTAGAACAGAAGAAGCTGATAAGAACCGTCAAACTCAAGTTACTGTAGCAGAGATTAGAGCTGCTGGTATGGGAGCTGCTGTAGATATTAACAAAAATCAGCAATCTGACTACCAAGATGCGTTAGATAAGATAGAAAAACAAAAGAACTATCAAGATGAGATGAATTTGAAGCGTGAGACTAATCTTAGTAAAGCACAACAAACTGATAAACAAATTGACTTACAAAGACAAAAGATG